ATCAGATTCTTTCTAGTAACAAATGTAAAACATACAGATTTCTCCCAATTAAAAAATTTTCATTATTCAACCACAAATGTAGTTGAATAATTACTAAAAAACTTGAAAGTTCTATATGAATTATATACATTTGTGTTCTAGGGTTAACACGTCTCAAAAAGAAACGCGGGTTGACGACCTGTCCATCAGCATTGCCCCTACCTTTGGGGGTTGCTCTTTAACCTCGGTTTTCCATAATCATTAGGAAAACCTCCTTGTGCTTTTTCTCCCAAGCACTGGGACAGAGGGATACCACCTCTAGTGGAACTTAATTATTAGCGAGTTCAACGCGTAATCTTGGATCTAAACAGCTGCAGGCCAAGAATCTTGCTGGTATATTACTGGGACATTGAGGAAAAATACGAGTGAAAAATCCACGCCAGCTCCACAATAACTCATAATGCGGAATTGGCTATCAGTATTACTTTTCCAAATTGCATGCAAAGATCCGGTCTGATCACTAGTATCATCCACATTTACTGTCTTAGTAGCATTTCTTGGAGTAGTTGTGTTGAATTTATATGCGCTATACATAGGTAATGCTGTATTTATACCTGATTGAGTTAGCTGATTAGTTAAACATTGTCCTGCCATATTTTTTGACCAAATTCCTGTTGTAGCCATATAACTTCGCACTAACTTACTTTTAGATCCACCAGTTAATGCACCAAGGGACTCTGAAGGATCATTAGGTACAGTATTTCTTCCAAAGTATAAACATCTCAATTCTGCATCACAAATAGGATTAAATGACCAGTTAACCGATCCTCTCTGACCTATGAAAGCAGCAGATATCCATGATATTGTTGTCCAAGCACAGAAATTATATGGGAAATTTGAACCTGTGGCTATTAATCCTACAGCTGTACTACGTCCTGTGGGATCATAGCCAGGTGTTGGTGGCATTCGATTTATAGTCCATGTGAAAAAACTATCATCACCTGAAAGTGAATCGTTGGTTGATGTCACAAAATTATATCTATGAAGCAATTGGCGCAAAGAAACAACATTTTCACCCATATTAATCAAATACCTATTTGGATCAGAAGTAGATGGACCATGTCCAGCTACAATAGAAATTGATTCAGTACATTCATAACTATCGGACTGTATTTCAAAATACGATATTTTTGAATCAATATCAGCCGGACAAGCCAGCTCAAAATTTTCAGCAGCCCTAACTGACACTAAGAAAGAGACATCAGATGATGCAACAGGTGCTGTAAGTTTTGTTAGTACCCGAACATTCAAAATACCATTATTTATCTTCTCTTCATAATAATTTGCAGGAGATGCTGACGCAGTCCATCCTCTAGCCAGTGTTCTATCATGTTTCAACCAGGCCAATGCTTGGCAATATGGTACCCGCACCTCAACATTAGTGTCCTTAGTTAAATCGACTACAGTATTAAATACGGTGGTCTGTGTATCAGATACTGAACCAATATGATTAGTATTATCACCCATAGGGTCGTATGATATACGCACTCTACCGCGATGATATTGTGTACATACAAACTTAAACCTAAATATGATATCTCCTCGCCAATATTTGAAAAGCATTGCCACCCATGCCATCGGGGTCAAGAAACGTTCAGAATTAGAAGTAAGTGGTTTATCCAAGAGTGTAGGAGTAACAGCTGCTGTGAACAATATTCTGTTGGGATCATGCGATGTCGACCAAGTTATGGATGTGAGATAGCTCTCCTTACTTGCTATATTGGAAATCATCAATTCATCTGAGGGAGATATACCAACACAACCAGGGTCCACACTCACTTCATTCTTAGGATCTACGGTCAATTTGTCTATAGGATAACCTTGCTCAGTAGATGCCAATACAGGGAATGCATTAGGTCGATATGGTTGCGTATCTGATATAACTGGTGTATTAGTAAAGCCAAACATGGAAGCTATACTTGCAATCGCATTCGCTCCTATCTGTGTGGCCGTTGCAAATCTACCAATAATAGGAATTTTAGATAAGTAACCAGCACCAGTTGCGACAGCAGATGCAACACTGGAAACTGGTCCATCATATTCATCAGATTGCAGCAATAATTGACAAGTGGGACCTGATATTGTAACATTCTCGGCCCAAGCATAGACCACTATGGATACACCAGTGCCTGTAACACCATTGGCACTAGCTAATGGTACAACGTTTAACAAATCAATTCTTCCCAAATTCTCAGCATTGATAGCATAATTAAGAGGTACCATGTTCCAATAATACAGAAAAGGCAATGTTAGCTCACCACCCTCATTATTTTGTGGATATATCCAAATATGTGGTCTTTGCGAGTACAATATATTATTCCTTATTTGATATGTAGTTGGTATTCCACCCGCATGGAAATCTTGTAAAGGTTGATAAGATACCAACTTAGCACCATAATAAAAAGGGGAAGCATTGACCATAAATTTCAATTTTAAATCAAATTTTATATAAGCATAATTTTTAAGTTTGTCTTTAATGTATGAATTGGTTAAATATGCTTTCCAAGGAAAGAAATTAGCGGTTGTGGTTACTGTATCTGATTCGTTCCAAGTTGTACTGTATATTTCAACTGGACGTTTTAAGAAATTACTAAGTGCAACATCTGGTGTTAAATCTCCATTATATGAAGCATTTGCAAATGAATCACCTGCAACATAAGATGTAGGTGCTTCAACAAAACCAATAATAGTAGACTCAGTTTCAGTGACAGTACTATGTTCATTAGAACCCATTGCCACCTCTGCAGCCTGCTGTTCTAATTTAACAGATGTATAGTCACAGTAATCATCAAAATCCCCTTCCAATATAATATTATTATCAATACAATGATATAGAATTTCATAACATTGTGCCCGATCCACAGGCACTCTTGGTGATTCAATCTTCGGAGGAATCACTCCTCGAATCTCACTTCCACAGGTGAGCGCCTCTAGTAAATATTTGGAAACAATAATACAATTTAGGGGACTGTCAATCCACACTAAATGGGTTTTCTACAACTTTTCCTTGTTCCACATCACCTATCTCCCAGAGATAGGAGGCACTTTATAGTCATACCTAGGACATATCTATCTATTCTATATCTGGTAAAAGGTTGAAACTAAATTCACCTTTCAACCAAAACTCCTGTTTTAATTTTTCATAAGTTGGAAAAGTACTATCAGTGACATATGGTAGTAGACCTGCTCGAGTAACTAAATGTTTAAAATATATTGTTCGTTCTTTAAAAATATCGAAACCGTAGAAAAAATATTCTCTCAATGCTGTCTCAATAACTGCTATAGAATGTGCTTCTGGACAAATAGTATTTTTATTAACATAATTGGTAAGCATCTTGTGCAAAGACATTTCATCAAGAGGTGCTACAATACAACCAATATCATTATCATATCTAAAGCTACGTTTTAAAAAAGTTGTTGTAGAAATATGCACAAAAGGAACACTTTCAGCGTCTTTTTCTGCCATTGTATATTCTACTCCAATAGTTTTCAAAGCTTGACTAATACTAGTATGGTTAAATTTATCACATTTTTTAGACACACTCATTATATTATCGTCGCCATATGTTGCCAAATTTACATATTTTTTAAAATCCTTAACTTTCTTCCCTGAGACAAGAGCAAAGGCATATCTCATATATAAACAATTGACTAAACAATTTATAATAACTGTGAGGGGGTGGCCAGATGGATTTCCTTGTATTTCAATAATATCACCATTATAATCTATAACCGGATAAGCGGTATCAGCTCCAATACAACCAATAACTCTTACATCTTCCTCTGGCCATCCAGCAGCACGAGCCATATCCTTTAATATATCAAATGCTGCCAATATAAATGAGGCAGACATTTTCTTATCAAAAGATGCATAATCGCCTGCAATAATTCGATCTTCACCATGCTTTGTGATGTAATCACATAATTGTTTCCACTCAGGTCCCTGTGCCACAACACCAGGCATGGATTCAAAAACATATGAATTATTTTGTATAACTCTAATGAAAGACAATAAATATCTTCTCACCACAATAGACCATGCAAAGTCTCCTCCCGTAAATACTCTAGTTTTTCCGCTAGCTATTTTCTTACTGGATACTGCTTCATCTTTTAAGTGAGCACAAAATTGAGCATGAGATCGTTTACCTTCATCATAACATGCCTGGATACTGTCTATTCTGTCTTGGACCACACCAGCAATACCTATGATTTTGTTATCTTCATTTAAAGTAATAAAATTTTTCTTACCTTTTTTAAATGGGTTACCAGCACTGGTATTGATATTTAATCTATCGACATAGGTGATACCATCCGCTCCATTTAGAGCAACATCTTGAGTATATACCTCAAGCTGTTTTATTTTATCACCCAACAACTCAATTATGTCTTTAGAGAAACTCTTACTGCACTCATCCAATAAAGCCATGCCAATATCATGATTGGGTTGGGTCATGGGTTCAATCGCAATACTCCATGGTTTCCAAGACATATCAGGTTTTCCAAAATCGTCTTTATAACCATCAGCAACTACCTCATCATGAATAAATGTCTTCTCCACCTTAGACTTGTGTTGTGGTCTGTATCCCTCGAAACTACCTATAATATTTGCTGTACCTTGTTCGACAAAACGTAGATTAGATTTAGGATGTAAGTCTGTAATGTTGCGAGGGTAGCCTGGAGCATCCAAGACTACTGTACCCCCAACAACTTGTTCTCTAAATTTTGTAATATATTTACGTAAAATTTTTTGAGATACAAACAAAGATACTACTGTGTTTTTCCCACCAGCACCGTGTATACCCCCAATAATGCATGCACCACCTATATTAATTACTAAGGGTGCTCCACAATTTCCTTTGACCGTATCTCTTGAAACAGTACCAAAATATGAGGGCTGATCAAACAATGAACATGTTTTTGCTGATATAGCAATTACTTCAGAGATATGTCGATCACCTTCAACATCTATTGTATACAGGTGCCCTTTATGCGTTCCCGTTAATTGTTTTGTTTCACCAAAATAATCCAACAAAGATGAGCCAGGTGCTATTGCTCTTAATTCTATTAGTGTGAAATCGGTACCTGGAATATCATGAAACATACTATCACATATTCTAATGTCAGAGGTATTGCGTGATACATTTTGTTTCTTTGGATCAAAATATACTCTCACAGTACCTGAGTGTCCCTTTATTGGATGCTTATTCAATAACCAGATATTGCCATGAACATTCAATCCTTGAGTAGCATTTATCATTCCAGGATTTTCTTCAAATTTGAACTCAAATCTAGCAACATTTCTACTAATTTTAGCGTGCAAACTTTTCCCCTGACATCTAGATGTGGTGGAAATATCCATATCAGTTGAGGCATAAGTATCGTTGTAATAAAATTTCATTTTCTCTCCTGAATCCAATGAAACAGGTACAGTACCAACATTTCCCTGTTTTTGCACATTATCCTTAACAACGTCTTTCTCATCTTTTTTACCGAAAGAAGACATCATCTTCTTTGTAATAAGGAAAGCACTCAAAAAAGTGGCGCTGCAAAAGAATAAACGCAATTTATTTTGAGTTGCATCATACAATGCATTCTTAGCACGTAAGGTAGACAATCTAATAAGGTGTTTATATATTAATTTCTCATTCAGAAATAATTTTTTGGCTAAACGTATTTTCCAATAGCTACCATATTTAAATCTATAATGAAATGCTAATATTCTCCATGAATATCTAGACACATGATAAAGTACAAAGATCAAAGCGAGTACTAAAATAGTCCATGGGCATGTGAAACCTAAAATCAAAAAGAATATAAAACTTTGCAGATGATATACCCCAATCCAATGTCTCCACGTGTGATATATATCATGGTAAATAATTTGGTTAGATAAAATCCTATTATAAAACCATAATTTAACTTTCATGATAAAACTAGATTGTTCGATCAATTTCAACTCCAATTCATATTCCGCATCTGTGTAAGTTCGATGAGGATCATTGTCCTGCGTTCTGTATTGCTCAAAGTCTGGAAAATATTGTTCCTCGTATGTAGCACTCTGTGTTCTCTGCTGTGCAATTGGGGATGGAGGAGGAGTAATTCCACCATTATATGTATTAGCAAATGCACGAATAATACTAGGACGCTCTCGACTTACTTGAGGTCTAATAACCAAACTGTCATCACTAGATGTATCTGATGCAGTGTCACTAAAATTGGTACTTGTTTTCTCAGGCACATCATTTAACGCATCGATCAAATTATCAATACCAGTTAAAACTTCTCGATTAACTTCAGGGATATCGAAACCGGATAAGTCTTGATCTCTATTAGAATCGGTAATCAATGTATCAGAATCAACTTCATATTGTATAGTCACACTATCCCCATCGAATTCTCCTGGAACATATTTGTATTGTGTTGCCTGTTTATGAAATTCATCACATACACATTGTCGACGAACTCTATAACATGATTTGCAAACTTCTACAGCACCCATTACATTATCAGCAGACAGTGCTTTCTTTTGCGTAACTTCATGCTCCTTAGCAGCGGTGATATACCATGCCAAGAAATCATGTATGTCATCAAATTTCTCAATGGTTAAATATTGAGTATGCATCTGATCGACTTGTTCATCAGTAACTGGTGCTGGTATAAATACCTCAAAATCCCAAATGTTCATATAATCTCC